TTGATAGACAATGATTTCACCCATTGAAGTTACAAATATAATAAAGTCATCGACACCATAACCAGCATCTAAAGTCCAAGTTCCGATTGCTTGTAAGTAACCACCATTTCGAAAAAACGCACCCAATGCAAAGCTTGTTGCTGCACCTGATATAGCAGTCACATCTAAATACCAAAAGCTTAAACTATTGTTTTGACAAAAATACAAACGATTCTTAAATAAGTTGACGTTAACAAATGTGTTACTGTTTACTCCTGTAATGCCGTTGACTGTATAGCTACCCATTACAGTTGCATTATTAGCAGGCGCAGATGCCATAACGTAAGTGAAAGTTGTAGCACCTGTAACTGTAATTGCATAAGTACCATTAAACTGACTAGGTGTTGCACCTGATATTGTGACTCGATTGCCTGTAATTAATCCATGAGCCAATGCAGTTGTCAGCGTAGCTGTTAAATTTCCTGTACCACCTCTAGTAATGCTTGATATAGTCTGGGCAGTTGACGTAGTAGCCATAAATGCCCATCTTGTGCCATCATAAATAAGAACAGGATCAACACCATTACAAGCAATAATGAAATCGCCACCTGTTGTAGACATATTAACAAACTGCCATTTAGCGTTGCTAAGTCCTGTAAATACCACGCTTGCAGTTGATGATGAAGCATCGTAAATACTTGTACCTGCAAATGCAAACAACTTATATCCTGTACTTGTAGGATAATTTATAAGCGTTTGAACTTCTCCAGTTATGCCTGTAGATGTTTTAGTCCATCCCTTACGCAGTTGTACATCTGTAGGTGTAGGAAAGAAATTGACCATTTGCACAGCATCCAATGGTGGCATTTCTGCTAAAGAATCTCGATTATTCCATCCACCAATAGGTGCTGCCATTGAGGTTGTTGTTGCTGACATATTATGATCCGTAGCCAGTATCAGGAATGTTTGCCCATCCAATCAATACGGCACTTGGTTGTGGCGCAAAGCTGAGTGTTGCCGAACCTTTATCGTTTGCTTTAGCAATACTTAAATAACGCTGATAATCTTGTCGTAATGCAGTTGTATCAAACGATTTGATTTGGAAATATTTTAATTTAGTTAATAGAACTAAAACAGTATCATCTAACACCGTTGTATCTGTGTCGTTTTGAAAACTATTTAATACATCACCGTCTACATTTCGTACAAAACCTTTAGACCTGTATTCAAATCCTAGATATTCTTGCGTATTGTACGGTGGCCATATCTGAAATGTATTCCCTAATATTCTCCAACGTACTCGTGGCCCTGTAGAAATATAACCAGACTTTAACCATTGCCATTGTTGAGCATCAACTGGTCCAAGCATTTGCCAATGTTTTGTTTTATCCCAATGGGTATTGTCTGTAATTGTTTCGTAATCATCAGGCAATGGATATATTGTCTTACTAAAAGTAACTGAGCCACCAACTGTTGTCGTAGAGGATTTTTGTGTTGTAGTTACAGCAGTAGAACTTGTAACTGTATCAATATAAGTATCTTGCGGTATTGCCGTTCCAACAATGGAGTAAGTATTGTCTAATCCTGTAGTATCAGGTATATTTATAATTGCTTGAGTGCCTGCTACGGTATCGCCAGTAGTCGTTAGATATTCTGTATAAAAACGATATTCTAATTCTAATGCTTGCCAATCATACTCCTTAACCAAGTCGTACCCTGCACGATTAATCAAAGCTAAGACTTGTTGAACGTCTTGATTTGGGTTACCGATTACATATGTGGGTATGGCTAGGTTTAGTTCAGAAGTTACCTGCTGAACCATTTGGAGTAGATTGTATGACATTTTTATGCTTCCTCTGTGGCTACCGTTTTAGATCGGGATTTTTTTTCACCAACAGCAGCAAGTATAGCTGCCATTTGGTCTTGCATTAGGGCTAGCTTCGCATCTGTTTCAGCTTTCATTTTAACACTTTCTGCCTCTTTTTTAGCAAGTTCTTCCTTTAATTCGTTAATTTCTTGCTGACGTTTATCTGTTTCAGCAGAAGATGAAGCAAGTTTAAGATAAGATTTTGCTTTATCTCTAAACGCATAAGGACTCATGCCTGCTGCCATGCCCATACGTTGCAGTTGCTGATCAGAAGCGTTTGCAATAGATTCAACAGTATGAAATTTCATTGCTCGTAATTCTTCAGCCTGGCTTTTGCTAACTAATGGCCATTCGCCTACAGGTGTACCGACAACTTCTTGATCATCTGCACCTAATCTGTTTTGGTAATTTGCCCATTGAATCGGAAATCTTGTTTTATGACTTTGTAAAGCATAAGTATCAATTTCAGTTAAAGTATCGCCTGCTACACAAATATGCACAAAATCAAACTCTTTGTAAATTGGTCTGCCTTCTGCTATAGTTTCAGCTTCTTGCTGAACAGGTCGTTTGTAAAATCTTACTTGCAGTCTTGAATCTGCATTGTTTTCATCGCTAGGTAGTGCCATTTAAATCTCCTCAAGGTATTAAGGGTTAAAAAAAAGGAGATACCGAAGTATCCCCTTAATTTTACTACTAAATCAGATTAAACTGATGCTTTTGAGAACCATCCATAATCACCAGATGCCATTGAAGCATTTGATAAGTATGTGCCAGCACCCAAAGTTGCTTGGAATGTTGAAGCATTAATTACGCAAGTGGCTGATGAAGCTGCAATAGCCACACCTGCTTGGGCAAAAACATAACGGAAGCCATCGCTACCGAAAGTTTCAGCACCTAGAGGGCCAAATGTTGCAATTGCTGTGCCAGCAGAATTTGCATTTGTAGTTGTTACATTAGACAAATCTACGCCAGCGATAGGGAGTACGGTATAAGCCATGATATTTTTTCCTTATAAAAAATGGATTAAGAGCCTGTTAAGACACCTTGTAGGAATGAGTTCGAGCAAGTGAGGTTGCCGGCCCAGCCATACAATTTGACGATAGCATCTTGATTAATAGACTGTCTTTCGCCACCAATAGGAACGAAATTACGCTCTTTATGTGGGCGCAAGAAGATGTAGTCTGTATTTAACAGATACATATAAGTTGCAGTTTCTTGTGCGCCATAACCGCCTCCGAGTACCACATCAGCAGACATACCACCACCGTAGAACTTGAGTGATGCAAAACCTGCTGCGCCTTCTTCAACACCAGCAATACGCTGAATAGTCTGTAAAGAAGCAACATAGTATTGATACAAAGTGTTACCAGCTACGATTAAGTCTACTTTGTCATTGCCACGAACAGACTTGATAGCAGCAGTAGTCATAGCAGCTTGGATAAGTGAAGAAGAAGTAGCACCTGTAGTTGCTTGGTTCTGCCAGAATGTCCAGTTTGCACGATTAATACCACCGTAAGTACCGCTTGTTGGTGATGTTGATACAGCAGCAGCTAAACCAGTAATGTTTTTACCACCGTTACCAGTACCATCTAAGAAGATGTCACCAGAGATACGGTTTAACAAACGTGCTTCAGAAACTTGCATACGACCATCTAACAAGTCGATGATTGCTTCTTTAGAACTGTTTTGTAACATTTCTAAACCACTCATTGTTACGCTATCTGCGTACTGAGTGATAGAGAACTGAGCAGCACTAATTGGGCTATCAGGGGTGATGTTTAATACTTCGTAGCCTGAGTAGCTGTTAGCGTTGTTAGTTGATGGATCGTTATACATGATTTCTTCTAAGATTACGTTACCGCCTGAAAATGGGCGTACATTACCTTTAGAGTTCAATCTTTGTAGGATTGCGTTGTTTTGTGTTAAGTTATCTGCCAATACTCCGCTACGACTTTGAATGGTTGTAGCGATAATATCGGTAATTGCGCTATTTGCAAATGCCATGATATTTCCTTTATAAAAGTTAAGTTTTAAACCCTACCATCCATCGCTTGCCCTATTTGTTCGGCTAACAATGAACGTCTGTCCTTTGCATCTCCTTTAGACACTTGACCACTAGGTGTAGATGATCGTGGACTAACAGCAGTTGCTTTAGCTTTTGCTACTTGTTGTGCCTTAGATGCTTGAGTACTTGTTGATTTCAGGAGTCTATCCGTCTCCAACTTGTAAGCTTCATCGTTCATACGCACAGCTTTGGCATAAGCCGATTCAAGGTTTTGGGCTAAACCACGCTCAAGTAATTGAGCCATATCTTCCCTGACCATTTCAAAGTGCGGAAATCGCTCTTTGTCACTACTTACTCGATTAATTTCTTGGTTTAATCGAGCATTTTCTTCTTGCTCCCTTATTTGTGACAGTTGTTGCACTTGTTGCTGTGTGGCTTGTAATTGTTGCATTAACTGTTGTTGATAAGGATCAACTTGTTCTGGCATGGAAATGCCGTCTTGATTCAATTGTATCCCATAATCTTGTGCTAGTCTATGGAACATTTGCACTCTTTCTTGATAAGGTGCTTTAGATAGAACCATGTGCGCTCTACCTAAGTTATTAATCCAGGCTACAGGATGAATATTCTGCGCTTGTAACTCAGGCATAAATGGCCCAAGAGCTTCTGTCAACTGTCTAGCATTATCAGCCTCTGCTTTGTATGTAGATACACCTTTTTTGTATTCAGCTTCTCTTTGGTTTGCATAGTCAGCAAATTTAACAAAATCTTCACGATTAAGTTGTTCACCTTTTTCCATCTTGTTCCAAATTTCTACATATTCTTTCTTCCATGTAGTAGGTCGCTTAATTTCTGCTACAGGTTCTTCAACAGTTTCTTCTTCTTTACTTACAAATCTACCTTTTTCATCACGATTTTCTGCTGGTTCTTCTTTTTCTTCTTTAACCTCTTCAATAGTATCTTCAATCGGTTCTTCAATCGGTTCTTCTGCCGGTATTTCTGCCGTTTCTAATTTGTCTAAAGCAGCTTCAAGAGCATCTCGCCTAGTTTCTAATTCTTCAGCCATTTAATACTCCTTATTTGTATGATAATTTTGAATATGCTACTTCTGCTATTTGACGTTTACGATCTTCATTTTCTTTACGGCTAAATTCATGTTTCTTTTGTTCCATTGGTACATCGTTGCCCAATTCAATACAGTTATTACGCTTTAGATTCTCACGATGCTTTGATCTACTAGATACCCAAGTGCCATCTGCCATAGAAATATGTCCTGGTATATCAGGAATTACGTCTGGTGCTTTTCTTGGAATCATTGCTTCTTTTTCTTTCCATGCTTGTTCGGCTTCTTCTGAACCCAACTTATAATTCCAATACATTAAATACTTTTCTTTGTCAGAAAGTTGCGTTTCATCAATTGCTTCATAATCGCTTTTGCATAATGGGCAACATTTTTGCACTTTTACTATAGCCATCAAAATCTCCTTATTAAATCTGGCACTTGGTCGTATTCATGTGGTCGCAAACATACAACAGAGTCATACCATCTGCCGTTTTTCCATCGCCAACACACAAATTCTTCTTTTGGTAATAAAACAATGGTTTTTACACCTAATGCACCTGCTAAATGTGCAGTTGCCGTATCTACAGTCACAATTCCTTTACAAGCTTTAATATGTGATGCTGATTTCATCCAATTTTTCTGCCATCCATCGTCAGGAAGTGCGTTAAATATGCCTTCTGTATTAGGATTTAAACTATAACAGTCAGAACCTGTTAATTGTTCCATTTGTCTCATGTCAATTGACTTGATATAGTACAAAATTTGCTTAGATGCTTCCCAATTTACTCCTATTTTTCTAGGAATATTGCTGGGTTCGGCATGAAGATACCCTTCTGATCCTACTATTTTAGCTTTTGTTACAGGAAATAATGATTTAACGGCAGGATGTGCCAGGCTTAAATAATAAGGCAGCGACATAGATCCAATCCAGTAATCAGATTTAGTGGCTATTTCATCTTCCATCTTGTTCGTAAAACGATTAACACAATCAAACTGACCTAAAAGATAATGAAGCGAAGATTCTTGTAAAACAATGACTTGTTTTGCACCTAAAGCTTTAAGAGCAGGCAAAAATCGAGCAAACATGATAATGTCACCAAATCCTTGCTCCATTTGTACAGTAATTGTTTTACCAATTAAAGATTCGCCTCGCCATACAGGTACATTTAACGTAGGTGCGTAAGGTTTATCTTGTTTGGATGCTATCTCTGGATGCCAACGATATTCAAATAGCTTAAATCCTTGCTCGTAACGACCAGCATGGAGATGCTCATAAGCTAATTTGTATTGGTTATCTACATAAGTATTAATAGGGCTTCCTCATCATCTAGTTCCGCTAGACGTTTGGCCTCTAATACTCTTAAGTGTGCTTGTAATCTTGCAAACTCTTTTCTGTTAGCCACCGTCTGTTGGATGTTATCCAATTGTCGTTCAAGGTAGCTAATAGACTGCTGTAGTTCTTCTGTATCTACTGACGGTATATCAGCTTTAACCTGTAATGATTGTACTTTAGTTTTGTTAACCTGTGTAGGTTTTGGATCAACTAAATTGCGTATTGCTTGTTTACGATTAGCGTTGGCATCTTTAATAGATTGCTCAAGCTTACGTTGTCTTTCAGCTATTTTTTTATTTAGCTTTTGTATTCTTTTAAGTTCTTGAGGACTTAACCAAGCATCATCACCACCAATTCTATTGATTGTAGATACAATTTGGAAAGCGTTATTTTGAAACGCATTGGCTTGAAATGCTGATGCGAACATTTAGAACCTTAAAAAAGGGGGCAAAGCCCCCATACTACATTAGACTGGAACTTCTTCCCATGAAATCGAACCTTGAAAACCAGATGCAGCAGTTGCACCAGAAGTAATCAAGCACAAATATGCACCAGCAGGTAATACAACTGAACCCTCTAAATCATAGAATGTCGTAGCTGGTAAAGTTGTTGCAGTTGGCATAGATGCTAAGTGTGCAATTGTGTTAGGGGCTGTTGGCAAAGTTGCAACAGAGTAAACTAAACCAGTACCAGCCGCACCGACACCAACAAAGTTAGAACGAACCGTTAATGCTGTAGTAGAAGATGGTGCAGTTGTAGCATTATAACCAGCAGCTAAAATAACAGTATTAACTGTAGTATTGATTACTGGGAACGCAAAACCAACTTTGTTTACTACTAAGTTAACTAAAGAACCGACTGGATTGTAAAGTACAGTTCCAGTAATACCAGTTACAGTAGTACCTGATGTAAACGCAACAGTAGTCACACCAGTTGGGTTGGCTGCTACAAATCCGTTACGTCTGTAAGTTGTTTCATAATAACGACCATGAAGTTCGGAAACAATCATGTCACCTAATTGTCCTGCACGAGCAGGTGCTTGTAAGCCAGCTGAAATACTTGTAGTAGTAGCGACTGGGCCTACTTGGTTTTGAATTAACATTTAAAACTCCTTATTGTTGATTAATAAAAATAGACGATTCGCCTCTTAAAATAAAAGGATCATCGCCAAGTTGAACATTTGAGCCTTGTTGCGGAGCAGTAGGCCCTTGCAAAGCCAAAGATAAAACTTTCGGTAGTTCGTAAAACTGTTGATTCAATATTTTCATTTCTGTAATTAATTGAGCCAATAATTCTACTTGTGATTGACCTTCAAATTGCGAAGTATCTTGAACTGTATGTGGTATTTGATTAATGTAACCTGCTGAACCTATCGGTGTGTTACCTGTAGTAGTAGAAGATAATGCAGCACTACTTGTCGGTATTGTTCTATTACCTGTTATAACATCGCCTAACATGGTAGTTGCTGCTCTTCTTGCCAAACCTGTAGGATCTACACCACCAATTAAGACTGGATTTGATACGGATGTAACACCAACAGCGTTTGTACCACCAACACCTAATGTACCTGCAAGACCACCTGTAACCGTAGCAGTACCACCAACTTGACCTACGTTTACACCTAATTGCGTTGTTGCAGCAGATACAGCCGTACCGCCAATTGCAACTAAGTTTTGCCCTGTTATTTGTGGTTGAATGTTTCTTAAAACATAAGTGTATGAACCTGCCGTTGTAGCAACAATCCTAGCAAATCGACCTTGAACAGGGATTGTATAACTTGTAGATGCTACTAAAGCTACGGCATATACACCAAGTGATGTAGTGGATGGTGAACCTGTACCAAATGTAATACCGTCATTAGAAAATTGAACACCTGAAGTTGCAGCAAATGTTGTACCTGTCGTCAGGTGTATCGTTTGATAACCTGTGGTATCAAAAATATTGGTTGTGTTTGTTACACCTGTGGTTACTAATACAGGAGCTGGTGCATCCGATAATATAAACGCACCTGATAAGTCTTGTTTTACGCCTGAGTTTTGTGGTTGAAATTTAATGTTTAATGGTGAGTTATTTGTCTCATCCATTGCCCACGCAACTTTATCAGCGTTAGATACTACGTTCTGACTTCCATCAATAATCAGCGTTGCTGAACCTGAAATATTAGTGACGTTATAACGAATAAACTGTGCTTCTGTACGAACAAAATATAAGCCAGCCGTTTCAATTTGCGTTTTTTGGTTTAAAGCATTTAATTCGGTTACAAGTGCAGGTGACCAATAGATGTTATCTAGTGACCGTTCAAACGTAATAATACCTCTAAAAGAATCACCACTAACTTGTACAAGTAAAGTAGAAAAGCCTGATACATCAATACCTGTACCTACCGATACAGTAGATACGGTTGTATTTAATAGATTGGTGTTATCAGCAAAAGGTGTTCCGATATATGACATTAGCTGACCTCCACCGCAGATACCGTTACATCAACTGCACCTGTTGAAACTACTTTTAATGAGTAATTTTGGGGTATTACAATTTTAGCTGATTGCACAACATCAAGTGATGTACCAACAGGAATAATGACGTTATTAACTATATTTGTGGTTACAGTTGCACCTGAATTAACCAATGTAACAGAAGCTGTAACCGTTGATGATGTTGTATTAGCCACCAATAACCCAATTAATGTTGCTTGAACCCCTGACGTAGTTGGATTATAAACTGTCGTTATTGTTGTAACTGATGCCGTTTGTGTGGATGTATAGTTTATAGCCATTTTAAGCAATCATAGAAAGTGCTAGTGCTATTTTAACACTAGAAGTTGCAGAATTAGAAGTTCCAAAAGGTATATTAAGATCATTTCCTGTAAAAGTAAATCCTGATGAAGCTCCAAATGCACCACCATTATTATACTGTACTTGGGTATTAGAACCTGCTACAGAACCTGTTGCAACAGTATTATAAGCAATAAATTCAACAATAGCACCTAGTGTTGCACCTACGGCTAAAACAACAGTCGTGCCATTTGTAGCCGTATAGTCTGAGGCATTTAATAAAACACCATTTAAAAATACTTCTACATAACCTACCGTATAAGTTACGGAAAATGTTGTTTGTGATGCAGTAGCAGTAAATGCCGTTCTTGAATATGAAGCTGTGGCATTTGATTTATTGTTAAACGTATTCCAGTCAGTCGATGTCAAGTAACCACTTACGCTTGTAGTTGCAGCAGGCATACTAATTACAGGAGTTGTACCACCTGTAGATGCTACTGGCGCAGTTGCAGTAACGCTTGTAACTGTTCCCACGCTAATTGAACCACCAAGACTTGTACTTGTACCATTAATTGTAATAGCAGAATTGGCTAATTGTGCATTAGTAATAGTTCCTGATAAATCTGTAGTAGGAATAGTCGCATTTGCAGTTAAAGCTGCCGTACCACTTCCTTTAACATATCCAGTTAAAGTTGTTGCGCCTGTACCACCTCTATTGACAGTTACGGTTGCACCATTCCATGTCGCAGAAGTAATTGAGCCAGGATAATCTAAAGTGTTAGTTGACCAACTTGTATTTGATGGTGATAAATCGTGTCTATCCCAAGAACCTGCTGTTGAAGCATTGCTTAATAAATTAACCCTAACAATACCACCACTAGGAACAGATACAATTAATGTATTAGAATTGTTGTTTACAGTTATTGCACCACTTGATTGATTATTATCAAACTCAAATATTGCACCACTAGCAAGTGTTGTGGCATCAGGCAGTTTAATAACCTGACCGCCTGATCCTGTAATTGTGTATCTACGAGCAGAACCTACTGTTAATGTGATTGTTGTACCAGATGCCGCAGTATTAACATAATTATCAATTAATGCGTTAACTGTTACATTTTGATTACCATCTCGTAAAACTACGCTATTTGCACCACTTGATACTGTAACTCCAGTACCACCGTTTACGACTGGAACAACACCTGTCGTTATATCACCATAGCCTAAAACTACTGCACCTATTAATCCATTGACTGAAGTTACTACATCTGTGTTGTCTATCTTTTGCCAAGCAGAACCGTTATATACTGCCCAGTCACCAATTTGCCAATCAGTAATACCGTTAAGATTAGTAGAACCAGCCACATTGACAACATAGTAATAACCCTTAGTGCCAACAGAAGAAGTAAGAGTAGGAGTGTTAGTAGATGCGTTCCACGTTCCTTGATAACTTAATGCGCCAAGAACCGCACTAGGTAACTGACTAATTGGTATAGTTCCAGTTCCATCTAACGTTGCTACACCATTAGCCACACCAGCATCAAGTGTCGCAGCAGTTCCAAAGCCTGTTAAATCGTGAGTGTCATTCCAATTTGACGGCTGAACAATCGTGGGATCGCCAGCATCAGGAATTGCACTAACAAACTTATGTTTGACTTGTATAGGCATTACTGAACACCAACAATCTTACCGTCAGGGCCACGCAATACTTGTTTTGGCTGATTCATTTTGTTAATTAACATAGCAAGCATTTCTGTTAATTGTGCATTGCTTTGTTGCATCTGATCGAGTGCTGGTTTAAGTGGATGGTCCGCCATTTGTGAATACCCCATTTGATCTTGTAAAATTTTAGCCTGTTCAATACTTTCCATATACGCTGCCGTACCATCATCTAATCCTGCACCAATACGAGCAGTTTCTAGTTTAGTCGCATTATCTAAATATGTGACCAAGATAGCCTTATTGTTTTCAGTAGTAGACTTCAGCTTCTCTAATTCCATCTGCATCTCAGCTTCTTTCATATTACGCTGATCTTCTAATTGGAACTTAAGTCTATTTTCTTGTGCCTGGTACTCTTGTTTAGCTTTCTCTAACTCAATTTGCATTTGAATCTTCTGTTGTTCAAGCTGTGAATCCATTTGTGCCTGTTGTTGCTCGGCTTGCATCTTAGCTTGAGCCATTTGCATTTCCATTTGCATTTTTTGTTGTTCTGGTGATGGTGGTTGAGGTTGATTCTTCATCTGTTTTGCCTGTTCTCTTAACTGATCAGCAGTTTCATCAATAAGACCTTCCATTCCTTTGCCTGCTTTATACGCAGTCACAACAAACTTTAGCATTTCCATAGCCATAGGCACTAATTCAGGCGCACTCTGCCCTAATGGAATAATATTTTGCATAAAATTACCCACAGTTTCTGCAAACTGCATACGATCTTGCTTTTCTTGCTGTTCATCCTGATAAATCATGCTATCAGAAGTCACTTCTATGCGGAAATTCTTAGCAGGTTCGTTCTTAAGTAACTCTAAAGCCTGTGGAATCATTGCTTGATCTTGTGGAGATAATTGCAATGCACCAGAAATCTTAAGAATAGTATCTTCAGTAAAGTGATTGCAGATAATCTGAGCTTTTATACACAATAATTCTGTTGCAAAGTTAACGACATCATGTTGCATAGTCTTTAATCGACCAGATGCATTGTTAGATTTTATAATCTGTGCGCCAAGTGTCTCGTTAGGATCAGTCTGTCCACGCTGAATATCAGCAATACCCATAATCTCGTAGATTTGGTTCTTGACTTGATCCATTGCTTGATAAGCCATCTGTAATGCTTGTGCTATTGGTGCAATATCGACCAAATTAATCGCACCAGCCATACCTTGTTTCTCTGCAAATGCTCCCCAATTCTTAATAGGAAGCAATGCGTTGTTATCGCCTTCAGTAAATAGACGTTGTAAACTAGGTTCTGAAGCATCGTATACACCACGCACTTTTAAAGCCTGTATAAACCCATCAATTCTGTCTGCAAGCGTATCTAATTGTCTAGCCTGGTCTTGATATAAAGCAAAATCAGGTACAGGAATCAATGAATCTGTGGTGATTGTGCTATACATTGGTTTAGGGCATGGCCAAAAGTTCTCTAACTTAAGTGGATCAGGTTTAGTATCTAAAATCTTGCCCATTGACTTAGATAGCCAAATGACTTCACCTGTTGTTTTATCCCAAATTTCATAAATACAAGCTTCACTTGCACCTTCACCCATCTTTTCATTAAACGTCTTAGTGTTATCAGGTTTTGTATCCAATGGGATACGACCACCTAAATCTTCTCCAAAGCGTTCAACAAGTGCTGGTCTGCCCATGTAAACTTTGCGCCATACAGCCGTTACTTCTTCCCAAGTTCTAGCAATCGTATGACCAAAGTCTCTCCAATATACATAATCTACAGGCGCACATTCGTATTCAATACGTTCCTGATCTTCACGATGTATACCGCCTTCAGTCTCAGCTTCATCTATATCTTCTGTAATCTGAAAACCATCATCAGGTTCATCTTCAGTTTTGCCACCTGTAATATGTGGTTCATAACGCACCCAAGACGTACCACGACCACCAAGCAATCTATCTTGTACAGATGCTTTCATCGCTGAGTTATAGTCACCATAATGCTCAATCTCGTACTCTAAGGCACGCTCAAGAATCATTGATGCTACACGACCAACTGGATCATTATCTCTAAATCTACGGCTTACATCAGGTCTTGGAAGCCTAGCAAAGATAGCAGGAGTTATTGTTTGTACGTTTGACCAAAGAATATTGAACTTAGCATTAGGATTGTTACGACTGCGACTGTCATCACGATAACGCTTAATGATTCTGTCGGAACGATCTTCCCACGTTTTGTAGGTTCTTTCGTATCCAGCAATACAGTTATACCAATCTTGGTATGTATGTTCCATCTTAAATCCTTAAGTAAACTGACCTGTCGCTAATACAGATGCACCAGCACCTGTTGTAATCTTCCATGCACCTGATACTGATTGTGCATCTAATGGGATTGTATAGACACCAATAGGAGTATTAGCAGCCATGATTGAATAAGATGTTGCGTTGTCAATTAAAGCAACAGTTGATGTTGCAGTTGCAGATACAGTAATTACTAATGATTTAACAATATCGCCTTTAGCACCAGTTGTACCCAATACTTGAGCAGTCTGGCTAGGTGCTACGGTTTCATAAAATACTGCATAAGGTAAGGATACTGGCATTAAAATCTCCTAAAAATTTGCTTGGGTGTTTCTTTCCATAAATCGTTCAAAGTGACTTCAGTTTCACCAACATGAACTCCAATAATTCTATCGTCTTTAATTGCAGGTTTTTCTTCATCTTTCCAAACAATACTGAGATAACGGAACGCATCTGCTGAGTGACTTGTCCAATCGTGCTTTGGGCGATCCCTAAATACTTTTTTATCATCATCCCACTCTCGTTGATATTGACGTAAACATTCTATTCCTTCTTCACATCTATTATCAAACCAAGTGCGAGTTAATGCAAGTCTTGTTGCTTGTATTCCGTCTTGTAATGACAGATTTGGAACAATTTTTAACTGTTTTATGTCAATTTTTGTCGAAATTTGCTCGATTATGCTCTTACCCCCACTAGCAAGTGTCTTTGCTCTAGCATCGTGAGGTAGCCAATGTATCCCATAATTAAACCCATGTTCTTCTTCTTTTTGCTTAATTAAACCTGTGTAATAGGGTATCGCTTGGCCGTTAGAACTATGGTGATCAAGAACTCTAATCTCGCCATGCACGACCTGAAACCACCAAATACTTGTACTATCGTTAAAACCTAAATCCCACGCAGTATGACATGGGAACATAGGATCGTATTCAATATTAGTAATTCTGCCTAAGTCGGTAATCCTACGCATCTCTTGACCATAATATGCTCCAAGTATGGCAGCTTCAAATGAGCATAGAAACTCTTGTTCGTATTGGTTAGCAGACATAGTGGCTTGAGCATCCATTAATTCACTATTAGCTAGTAAACCAGACTGGTCTGCCCTTAGTGTCTTTACATACCAATTAGAATTCTTTTGTGCTTCGTTATAAATGTCATAAAAAGCATTATGCCCTTTAGGTGTACCAATAAATGTAGCCCAACCTTGTCGATCAGTAAGCAATGGTCTAACAATCTCACCCCATAATCTAGGTTTCATGTCAGCATATTCATCAAGAACTACACCATCAAGATATAAACCACGCAAAGAATCAGGATTATCAGCACCAAATAATCGGATTTTCGCACCATTAACCAATTCCACCCATAACTCTGATTGATTGGCTTTAACAATGGCTGGTTTGGCAAACTTAAGTAAGTAATCCCATGCAATGTTTTTAGCTTGTGCGTAAAAAGGTGCTATATAAGCGTACCTTGCATCAGGCTTGTTTTCTGCTATTGCCCTACGGATTGTGTCGCAAATAGTCGCTACGGTCTTTCCTGCTCGTCTATGGCATACTAAAACTGCCCATCGTTCTTTACGGTAATGAAAGTCTAAAAAAGCATCACGAGCCTTGTAATCAAACTCATAGACTATCTCAATTAATCCTTCCATTTAAATACATGAACAACTGGTTTAGTTTCATCTCCGACTTGTTCAACTCTTGCTAGTTTAGGCACATGATATTCAGCTACTTGCATAAAGCAATCAAATGCTACTTTAGGCCCATGCTTCTCACTTAAAGCAATCTCATCAAGCCATTGTTGTAATTTGTGTGAGTTACCATCAACAAAACGTGCAATAGCCTCACGAGCCAATGCTGTTGATTTATTAGGTACTCCAGGTGGTCTACCCTTAGGATTATTTGTCTGTTGTTTATTTGCCATATCTTTTTCTAAGTGGTTAGTTAAGATATATTAATTCTACTAGATATTTTTAAAGTGCGCTTCTATTTTATTACACATTTCTGCTAGTTTGTAATGATAATTTTTACGCATTTCGATAATTCTTGGTCGTAATGTTCTAATGTTTTCTTTTGCTTCTGCCACTTCGTCAGGATCTAAACTATATATCCAATGCTTACCTAATTCGTTGTCTTGTATCCATGATAGATGTTTAGTAAGAAAATATGGCATTGCACCACATAATGCTGCGTCTACGTTTGTGGCACTCATTTCATCGTAGCTAAAAAATATATTGCTAAGTTGTAAAATCTTGGCTAAATCTTGTTTTTGTTCAGGCCAGTTTCTAGTAATTTCAACACAATCTTTAAGTGCATAACATTCTTGTCTTAAATGACCTTTACCTACATAAAAAGAATTAAATTTCTTTGGCGCATCACCAGGCTTAAATGTTTCTAAGTCAGTAATAGGATAAAACAATACATCGCAATCATTGGCATAAGTTTTTGAATATGCTAATTTAAAGTCTGTCGGCTGCCATTGAATCGGTGTCGTTTTAAAGAAGTTTTCAGGTGCTAGTAAGTATCTAACTACTTTTTTAGCATTAAATGGATTATCTCTGCATCCTTCTGGGTAAATTACTATTGCATCAGGATCATGCCCTAGTGGTGTATTCCAATCAAAATTAATTCTAAATGGCGGCTCATAAAATGAGATTGTTGCTGTGTGGCCTATTTCGTTTAATGCGTGACACAAATAATGACAATACCAATGACCACCGCTTTTGTTAGTATAAGCTGGTACTGCAACTGTAAATTTCAATTATTTAATCTCTTTATCCAACTCTTTAACTTTGTTAGCAATCATCTTACGTCTAGCGTTTCTGTCAGCCTGGTTCTTTTCTAATGTAGATTCTTTATGTGGTCGCAATAAAGCATCTTCTTTCTTATATTTTCTGTCCATGTGTTTCATTATTTTTCCTCAACGTATTTGCTATACGCTTCTTCTAACTGTGATTTTCTTGCGCCTTTAGCGGCTTGACGTTGCGTATTTAAAGCAATAGCTAATGCTTGTTTTTTAGGTTTGCCGGCAGCTACTTCAGTTTTAATGTTTTCACCAACGGCTTTAGAACTGGCTGATTTTACTAATGGCATGATTAACCTTTAAATTTTAGCAAGTAAATAGTAGTGTCGATTGCTTCTGCAATGTTATCAATTAATTGAACAATCTGTGATTCAGTAGGCAAATCACCTCTAGCATCTTTAACAAAGCGTTGTAATGATTCTAAATAGCTAAGTGGTGTGCCTTTGGGCAAATGGTAACTGTCAGGAAAGTTTTTAATTTGACCGTAGCATCCAAAATATGCTTCTGCCAACTGATCTGTCAATTCAACAATGTTTTCGTAAAAGTGACCTAATGTTTTGTGTTGTGCATAAGAAGTTGTTGCCCAGTGCATAAAATGGGTATTAGTCCCTGAATGTAACAGGGTAGCAAGAAATAAGGCCATATTCTTTTCCATGCTTTATTTTATCAGAGTTTCATCATATTGATAAGTCTTTCTGCACCACCCACATCATTAATTCTAGTAACAGATGAACCTTTCCACTCAGCCATAAATTTTAACTGGGCTTCCGTAAAACGCTTTTTCTCGTTTGATTTAATTTCTACGAGTGCGGTATTACCGTTAAATCCTACCAAAATATCTGGGAATCCTCGACCAATTCCACTTGCATCAAACACGCTTGCACCTAATTCTCTAAACTTTTTAACTATCTCTTGGTGGTTTTTATCGACTCGTTTAGCGTATGTCAT